TGGTTGTTCCTCCCTGAGTTCCTGCCATTTTTTCAATTTGCGGTCTGTATTTTTGCACAAAATCACCCAATGCTTTCGGCAGGGATTCAACAGGTCGATTCAAGATCTCTTTCCATTGCCCTCCTATTTCTGAAAACGCTTTCATGGCGTCTTCTTTTAAGGCGCTTGTGTCGAAAAAGTCCCCGGCGTTTTTAAATGCATCTTTGCCAGCTTCAAAAATCCGATCAAACGAATCTTTTACACTGTCGCCAACCTCAAACTTGAAACCATCCTTTCCGCCTCCGCTGATCTGCTCCATGATGTCTTTGCCCATCTGTTTAAGCCCTTCAAAATCCATGTTTTTCAACAGGCCGAAAGCCTTCCCCAACATTCTCGTAAACGATTCCGCAAACGATAATGCAACATTTAGAAGAGAGTCTTTCACGGTTGACCAGAAAGAAGGATCCGTTAGGAACTTCCAAGCATTCCAAACTAGATTGGGCATTTCTTGCAAAAGCTGCAAGAGCATTGCGCCGTATGCTTTGACGCCAGCAATCAAGACATTTACCCCATCTCCCATTGCCGCGACGATAAGCTTGCCCTGAGCGACCCAGAAATCAGCACTAAATACTTCTCGAAGAAGCATGCCAGAAGCCTCAATTCCATTTCCAAGCCTTTGACCGAATTGATAGGCCATGTCGAGCAGTTTGCCCGTCATGCTTACCGCTTCCATAATAAAGCCCCCGGCGTCTTGGCCCATTTTGGCAAAGTCCAAGGCATCAAACTTCTGCAGAACTTCTAAGAGGGCAGGGCCAATAACGTCAAGGATGCCAACAAAAAAGCCTTGGAACTTCTCCCCTGCCCTTGCGAGGATGTCAGAAATTTCATCGAAAAGCCCCGCATTTCGGTTGAGAATCTCAGCTTGGCTTCCCAAGAATGTGCCAGCATTTGCAAACGCTTTGCCATCAGCAAAGAGAGTGAGAAGCTCGCCGCCCGATTTGCCGAATAGCTGCATGGCAACAGCGGCTCTTTCGGTAGGCGATTGGATTGCGGCAATCTTGCTTTGGATTAGCTGAAATTGATCTGATGGATTGAGCTTTGAAATTTGGTCAAACGAGATACCAAGCTTTTCAAAAGGCTTTGCTGCGGTTTTTGATCCGTTGCCGAACTCTGTAATTCCCTTTTGAAGCTTGTTGATCACGCCGCCGATCTTTTCGGCTGAGACTCCATTGTCTTCAAAGGCACGCCCCATCACCGCTAGATCACCGGCGGCGATTCCTGTTCGCGCAGAAAGGTCTGCGAGTTTTCCGCCTAGATCGGCGGCGTTTTTAATTCCCATCGTTAAACCAACGCCAGCGGCAGCGGCTCCAACAGCGGCAAGCCCAGCGCCAGCAATGGCCGAGGTTTTTGCGATTCCGCCCAAAGCCTTGCCTGCACCGCCAAGCGATTGCCCAATCTTAGTGCCGGTAGTTGCTGCCAGCCCTCCAGCTCGTCGCATCGTCGCCGCGAATCCCGTCATGTCTGCCGAGATCGTCGTCTTTAGGTCTGCTTTTGCGGCCATGTTGCAATCCCTCCACAAAACATAGCAGAATTTCAACTTGCGTTTTTCGTTCGTTTTGTCGAGTCCTCCGACATGGACACGAAACTTCTCCTGGGTCTTCTCCTCCGTCACGGCCTGACCATCGCGGGTGGCTACGCAACCGGGGCTGGCATTGTCTCACAAGCCGATCTCCAGACCGGTATCGGAGCAGCGGTCGCGCTTGTAGGCGTCGTGATGTCGGCTCTCGAAAAGCGGAAGCGGGTAAAATGAGCCTCGACATTAAAAGCCTCGCGCAACCTGACGCCGTGCTAATCCAGCACGGCCTCCGCGCAGTTGGCTTTTATGACGGGACGACGAACGGCAATCCCGGGAACCTGACGCTCGATGCCTACAAACGCTACCTTGCAAGCCTAGCAGCGGTTGAGCAGCCGGGAAACAGTCTGGCCGCAAAGCTCGTTGGGATCCTCAAACGCGAGGAGGGCGTCCGCGAGCAGCCCGTCAACACTAACCGGGGCAAGCGCGTCGAGGAGTATCAATCCGCCACTTGGTTACCAGGTTCCGGCTGGGCATGGTGCGCTGCGTTCATTTGTTGGGGAGTTCGCGAACTCGAGAAGCTCGCTGATCTACCATTCCCGCGACCGCAGACCGCAGGCGCATGGGACTTTGAAAGATGGGCAAAGGAGGACGCAGGGCCGACGGTCAAGCTCCACAAGCCGAAGCAAGAGATCAAGGCCGGGGACATTGTGATTTTTACTTTCTCCCACATCGGCCTCGCCATCGAGGACGAAAAGCACGGCATGGTCACGACGGTTGAGGGCAACACCTCAACAAGCGGATCCCGAGAGGGAGGGGGCGTTTACATCCAAGAGCGGAAAACCTCTCTAATCCGTTCGCACATTCGACTTTTTGCATGATCCCATCCGCCATCTTCGGCGCTCTCTTGATGATTGGGGCTTTTGTCTTGGTCATCAAATGCAGCCGCGACAACGACGACGACGATTTTCCAGACTATCCGAGCGGCTACCGATAATATGGGCTATTTCAGAAAGCATCCTAAACGCTACCAATAACATGGACGAGGCGAAACGAGACAGAATTCTGGCAGGCATTTTGAAACGACCGAATGCGGCTAACTACGACATCTCGAAAAACCTCTCTGCGGTCACGTCTGCCGAGGTTGCCGAGGTAAGAGCGTCGATGACGGGGCAGGTGATGAAAGGGCCACAGGGAGGCAACGAGAGCGAACTAGAGGCCATTCCACTAAATCAGAAGCGCGTCATGCCACAAAAGCCCCAAGGCTCCGATTGCCGCCGAAGACTGCATGAGATCAAGCGGGGCGTCTGCTACCGAGTGGCTGACTTTGCTCAGCACATCGGAGTCTCAGAGGATACAATCCGGCGGCACGCGAAGGCCCTGCACTGCATCAAGTGGGTGGAGATGTCGCCGGACAACTTTGAGGAATGCGTGATGTCGCCCGAGACGGCGAAACAATACCTCCGTTAAAATATGAGCGACGAAATCAATCTCTCAGACCGCCTAGTCTCAGACTCCGACGCAATGAATCGCGTTGTGAAGGCGCAGGCGGAACTGGCAAAAGCCCGAGCCGAGGTCTCCGCATTGCGAAAAGACAGAGACGATGCTCTCGACGAATACAATTCGCTCCGAGCGGCGAAGTTTCCCGTCAAGAACGAATACAAGCCGAGACCAAGGGTCAAAACCGAGACGGTCAGGCTGATCGCAAACGATGTCCATGGGTCCATGATGGATCGCCCTGCCGTCGAAGCGTTCCTTGGCGATGTGCGAAGACTCTCGCCGGATGAGATCATCCTCAACGGTGACATCGTGGAGTGTGGCGGCTTCCTTGCCAAGCATCACGCGGCCAATTACATCGCCCAGACGACCTACAGCTACCAAGATGACATCGCGCATGGCAACTGGTTCTTGGACCAACTCCAAGAGGCGGCTCCCTCAGCTCAGATCCATTACATTGAAGGCAACCATGAGGATCGAGTCGAGCGTTGGGTAATCGACGAGACGATGTCGAACTCGCGAGATGCTGAGTTCCTTCGGCGGCTCAATGCGCCCGAGTTCCTGCTCAAGCTCAAGGAAAGGGGCATCGTCTACTACAGACGCTCCGAGACGCACATCCCCGGCCTTCCACCAGGGTGGATCAAGATGGGAAAAATTTTCTTTGTCCATGAGCTTTCCGGCAGCAAAAACGCCGCGAGCGATTCCGTCTCGAGGACGGCAGGTAATGTCGTCTTTGCCCACACGCATCGCGAGGACAGTGCAACGCGAGTCCTCCCCGGCGTCGGTCTGGTAAAGGCTTGGAATCCCGGCTGCCTTTGCCAACGTCAACCGCTCTGGCGCCATTCAGACCCAACCGGATGGTCGCACGGCTACGGCTACCAAGTCATCGCAAAATCAGGCGAGTTTCTCCACATAAACGTGGGAATCTGGGAGGGCAGGAGTCTCCTTGGCAACATGCTGGAAGGCCGATGAGCGCGTTTGAGGGACATTTCCGGCGAGCACAAGAGGCGCTTGGCCTTGCTCACTACGACGTTAAATTCTCCACCGATCCAGGTGCAGGAAATTACGCCAGCATCGAACCAGATCCAGCATCCTGCACTGCGACCTGCCGAGTGGATCTAGAGTTGTGCGAGCGCGAGGAGCAGACTGCGCAGGTAGCGGTCCATGAGGTTCTTCATCTGCTGCTCGCGGAGCTGCGTCACGCTGCGTCCATCTCAGACGAGGCTGCTGATTGGGTGGAAGAGCAGATCGTCAGGAAAATCGAAGCCGTGGTTTTTCGAGGGCTGGCATGATCTGCCTGTGCTGCCCTCCGATCAATTTCGTTTGCGAGCTGCATCGATCAGGTCGAGCTGCAACCGATTGCCCATGGGATCCCGACGACCTGCCGGCGCGTCTGCGCGGATTCGGTCACCTGATGGCCGACCAAGACGGCGGGAGCGGCGAAGAGTGGATCACGCCGCAGGAGGATCTGGAGGCGCAAATGATCGAGGCGGCTCGCGTCCTGCTTGATGCGGTCGAAATCAAGGCAGAGCAAGGCATTTAAGGTTTTTTCTGTTTTCCTTAAAAAAATCCCTTGCCAGTTTTAAAGCGGGATTTATCATGGCCTCGTTAGCGGATGAGCCGCTGGCAAAAACAAAAGAGAGCAATGACCATTAGTTCCATTACCGCGATTATTCCTGTGCGGTTTCAAAAAGCCCCCGGCCTTGCCGGAATCCTTGATGTCATCATGCCTTACGGCTACCACCCCGCTGAGTGCGGCGGGGACATCTACCTTGATGAGCATGACGGCACTGGGTTTTTGAGCCTTTGGCCTGCCGTGGAGTCGCTGTTTCCAAAAGGCACTCAAGCGCACAGCAATACCGTTAATGAGGCGTGGATTAGCGGGCTTGATGTCGAGCAGTTCGACGGCATGATCGTTAGCATCAAATACACGCAGACCGACGAAGACGGAGAATTTTCCGAAACCGCAGAACTTATTAACCAATGATCCTAAACATCGAAATCCCAGACGAGGAGGGCGTCATGCTTGATGCTCTTGCGCAAGAGCAGGACCGGAGCAGGTCCGCACAAGCTCGCCGCTTGCTGATCCGAGCCATTCGCTCCGCAGCCAATTTGCCCGAGGAGGAAGCGCAATGAACATTCTGAACAACAGGAAGGCGGATAACCTCCGCGCACGCATGGAGGAGTTCCTCTCATTCTCATCGGCGGATTCGGTCGCTGACATGTTTAACCGAGCTTTCGAGGCTGGCGTCGCTGCCAAATCGGACGCGGATTATTTTGCGATGCGTGACGCCCTTGAACGTGCCCGTGCTCGCTACGAGGCCCAGCGGAGAACTGAGCCTGTCGCCTTTTTCGACGTGGAACCGGGAACACTCATCAGAATCGCAGTGAATGAACTTTGATCCCATCGACTTCCTGATCAAGCTGATCACGACGCTCGCGATCTTCGCAGTCTGGAACGTGCCGGCCCTTTTCGATCTGATCTGGCCATGATCCCGCATTCCGTATCAGGCATCGTCTCGCGCTACCTCCTTGAGGGTCCCGAGGCCGAGCGTCTTGTGACAATTGAAATTGAGCGCAGTGAGGTTGCTGCGGTGATTTGCAACGAAACAGGGGAGGAACTCAATCCATCCGTTGTTGAGCGCCGCGACTACGACTACGCCATCGACGCGCTGATTCAGAAATCGTTGACATGAAATCGAGCAAACGGAAACAAGGCGAAAGCCTTGAGGATTTTCAGCGGCGAATCGAAAACGCTAGATGGGCTGCGATTTCAAAACCGATTGATGACGCTGCCACAAGGACCGGCATGAAGGGCATTGGGCAAAGCCGGAATCCGAAATGGCGCATAGCCGAAATGGAGCGGAAGGCCTTTGGAGCCGAGGAAGACAACTGGTAAATCATTATGAACATCGACCAACTACTCGCAAACCATGAGCGCGAGACTGACAAGCTCATCGCTGAGATCCGCGCCTTTCGACGCCGTAAGCGTGAGTCATGCGATCACCTTGTTTACGACGGCTTTGCTGTCCAGGTGAGGATGCTCAAAAACCTAGGCATCCGGTTGCACTCTGTCGATGCCATCGAGGAGGAGCTTTACGGGCTGGCTCTGGATATTTTCCCCGATAACGGGCAGGGGCGCGACTGATACGCGCATTACCAAAAAAGAGACAAATGAAAAACGAAATCAGCGAAGCCCCTCGCACCATCAAGGGGCTGATCAATTCCGAGGCAGTCAGAGCGCAGATTGCTCGCGCATTGCCTAGCCACATGACGCCAGATCGCTTTCTGCGCGTTGCCACCACGCTCCTACTTCGCTCCCCCAAGCTCGCCGAATGCTCGCAGGAGAGCTTTATGCGTGCCATGCTCGACTGCTCTAGCCTTGGCCTTGAGCCTGACGGGCGGCGCTGCCATCTGATCCCCTACGGCAAAGAGGTGCAGCTCATTGTGGACTGGAAGGGACTCGTCGAGCTGGCAAAGCGTAGCGGCGAGGTGGTCTCTTGGAAGGCTGAGACGGTCAAGGAAAACGACTCCTTTGAATGGATCAACGGCGAGATCAGCCATGCGGTTAACTGGCGGGAAGATCGCGGGAAGCTCCAAGCCGTCTACAGCATCGTTAAGATGGCGAACGGCGAGATCGACACCGAGGTGATGACGCTGGCCGAGGTGGAAGCGATTCGCAAACGGTCGAAGGCCAGCGGATCCGGCCCTTGGGTGACTGATTTCGAGGAGATGGCCAAGAAGACGGTGATTCGCCGCCATTCCAAACGGCTCACGCTCTCGCCTGAGTTTCACGATGCGCTCGACAAGGACGGCGACAAGCTCGCCGACATTCAGGTGAATCGAGCCGCCAACGAGGCCGCGAAGGTCTCCTTTTCTCAACCTGCCATCGAGGCAGAATCCACTGAATTGAAGGAGGAGGCATGAAAGAAGTCTCAATCTATCACATCGACCACCTCGGCGGAAACCCAACCATTCGGTTCAACCTTGCGGCGATTCGGCGCCTTCTTCCCGAGTATCAGATTAAGGACTTCAACCTCACATCGCGGCAGAGGGCCAAAATGCAGCGCCGCGTCGATTTGTATGTTGGCCTTGGCGGCAAATGCGATTTCCAAACTGGCATCGACGCCACCGAGGAAAGGATCATTCCGGCGAGAGTGATCCCGGCCAAGGACGCGAAGATGGTTCGCGGAAAGCTGGTTCCGGCGTCGAAACGCGAGGCCATACCGGCACGCATCGAACCGGCTAAACCGGAGATCCTGCCGAGCATCAATCACCTGCCAAGCGATGACATCTTAGACAGGGCGCTTCGTCTCGACTTTGCAACCAAACCCAGAACGTTGGCATCAGCATGAAAGAATTTCCAGACTGCACAATCTATTACTGCGAGCAGCGCTCCGATGAATGGCACGACCTTCGCCGTGGAGTCCTCACCGCATCGAACTTCGGGCCGTGGTTGTTGAACTCTGGCAAGGTCGCGGAACAGGCTCGCGAGCGTGCGATTTGCAAACTGATCGCTGAACGCGCAAACTGCGAGTCCGCGCCTAACTACGAGAACTGGGCAATGCAACGCGGAACGGAGCTTGAACCGCAAGCGGTCGCGGCTTTCGAGGGCGAGACCGGGATCAAGGTCGCGGATGTCGGATTCTGTTTGTCCAAATTTGGCAACTTCGGTTGCTCGCCGGATGGTCTGATTGTTGGTCACTCGATTGGGTTTGAAGGCAAGGTTCCAGTGCCTGAGACGCATATCCGCTACCGTCGAGCAGGCGAACTGCCGGAAGAATATCGTTTTCAAATTTATGGTTCTCTCGCCGTGACAGGAGCCACAGGGGGATGGTGGTTTCAGTCTTGGAATCCGGGCCTCGCTCCGCTCCGCATCCTCGTCGAACGCGATGAGTTTACGGAAAAGCTCAAGGCCGCACTGATCTCGTTCTCCGCTCAATACGAGGAAGCGTGGCAGCAGGAGATTGCAGCGAACAAAAGAAAGGCATGATCAATGTGGATTGTTCCCAAACAACTCATATCGGCCTATGTGCCGGATATGGAGGCATTGAGCTTGGACTGCGTCGAGCAATCCCAACTCTGCGCTCAGTCGCTCTTTGTGAGATCGAAGCTTTCGCCTGTGCGAACCTGGTCGCAAAAATGGAAGCGGGACTCTTGGACTCAGCACCTATCTGGACGGATCTTAAAACCTTCCCGTGGGAAAGCTTTCGAGATCGCGTGGACATCCTCACTGGAGGTTATCCATGCCAACCATTTTCAGCCGCAGGAAGACGGGAAGGAGAAAACGACCCACGACATCTTTGGCCTTTTATCGCAAGCGGAATTCGACTTCTTCGACCAAGGATCTGTTTCTTTGAAAACGTCGAAGGACATATATCGTTGGGACTCGCCGCAGTCATCAGTGACCTGGAAGAGTTGGGTTACAGAACAACGTGGGGCATATTCTCAGCGAGTGAAGTCGGCGCGCCTCATCAACGGAAGCGGGTCTTCATCATGGCCCACCGCATCGGCACGGGACCACAAAGATTGCCCTGGTGCGTGGATGTATGCCGACCCGACACGCAACCGGGAAGACCAACTGGCGAGGAAGGTCTATGCGGCGGAGCAATGGCCAACAGTTCAAGCCCGCGACTACCGCAGTGTGACGGGAAACGAAGTGCATCAAAGAGACAATGCGATGCAGAATCTCAATGTCGCAGTAGCAATGCATGGCCAAGCCGCCCCGGTGAGAACCAGTTCGCATGGGAGCCGCCACGAGTTGTGGGCAACGCCGACAGCCCGCGACTACAAGAGCGGCAGGGGCAACGAGGGGCGGGAATACAAGGAACTGACTCCGATGGTGGAGAGGACACAGAAAGGCAAGCTAAACGCTCGATGGGTCGAGACGCTGATGGGCATTCCGATTGGATGGGTCATGCCAAGTTGTTTACAACCTGTGACAATCGAACTGACGAACTGCGACTCCTTGGAAACGGAGTTGTGCCAGCAACAGCAGAAAGAGCTTTTCGAGTGCTGATGGAGCAATTCGCATGAAACAATCCCCCACCGCTCGCAGTCTGGCCCATCTGCGCAAAACGTGTCAGCTAGTCCAGGTAGTCGAGAAGTGGAATCCTCACGCTCGCATTAGACAGGATCTTTTCGGCATCATCGACATCCTCGCGATCCGCGATGGCGAGACCGTAGCGGTGCAATCAACAAGCTGGAGCAACACAAAAAGCCGCATCAACAAGATGACCGAATCAGATGCCTTGGAGCATTTACGAGCCGCCGGATGGATCATTTTGGTCCACGGGTGGCGCAAAAACAAAAACGGAAGATACGAGATTAAAGAAATAGATATATCATGAGAGACTACCTTATCGGAATTCTCTGCCTAGTTACTGGGCTAGGCTACGGACTTGCCTTTTACTTCGCCCTCGAAATGGGCGAGCAGCGGGACGAGAAAGATCGGGCCATTGCGGAACTGACTGAGGTCAGGGTGATGGCGGAATGGGGACGGTTTGAAGAGGGGAGGGCGAAATGAGCGACAAGACCCCAGACACTATCTGCATGGCGAGGCTGGAAGTCCTCGACCTCCTTGAAGAGCTTGGAGCTGCCGCAACGCACCTGCGGGAGGCTTACTCTGAATTTGAAGACGGCAACGAGCGCGCCGCAAACATGAGCGTCGAGGATGCCGTCGAGATCATGGGCCGCATCGAGCGGATGAGTTCCGAACTTGGCGTTGAACTGTGCAAGTGGGTTGAATTTGGAGGGAGGGCTAAATGAGTGACACGCCGAGGACCGATAAAATCGAAAACGATTGGAAGGAAAGCTGGGACCGATCAACGGGCCAACAAGAAATGTCGGACTTCGCCCGCCAGCTTGAGCGCGAACTGAACGAGGCCCGCGACAAGATCGAAGCAACCGCCTCCCTCAAGGTTGAGCTTGGCAATCGCAATTCGGAGATTTGCAAGCTTCGCTCGATCAATGCGGAGTTGAGGAAAGCTTCTATAGACCTGCTGAAATCCGTACCCGTTGTCGGATGCTCTGAGCTTCACCATGAAAAGGCGGACCAGCACACTTTCATGGAAGACTGTCCGGTTCTGCTTCGATACAAGAGCGCGATAGATCAAATGCGGATTACCTTGGCTAAAGCAAAGAACAAACCATGAACGACGTAAACGACTTTTTAGACGTTGCCGAAAGCGCCCCGCGCTGGAAGCAGGACGCGAAACGCCTAGGCATCGAAACCTTCTATGTTTTCGATATGTCCGATTCCTATTGGGAGGCTTCGATTGAGCTTTTCGGCGAAGTGGAAACCCAATGCGGAGAGACCGAGCGCGAGGCCGTGATCTCGCTGATGTTCAAGCTGAAACTTGATTGATATGAAAGAAGAAAACGAACTACTGGAAGCCGCAGAAAAGCTGTTGGAGATCCTCGCTGCCATCGATGATACTGAAGGTTTGACCGAAGAGGAGATGCATGTGATTGCGGATACTCGAAAAATCGTGGATCAGCATCGACCAAAACCGAAAAGGCTGGAGGGCTGGATTAACCTTTACGGTCTTGATGATCTATGCATGTGTGTAATCTGGCCTACCGAGGAGGACGCTAAAGACAAAGCGAGCAGGGACGCTAGGCAGGTCAACATTCGCGAAGTAGTCCCGGTTGAGTGGAAACCGTGGACCGTCGAAATGGTGCGGAATCACCGAAACTTCCAAGAAACTGCCGACTTCCACAACGCAGAGATGGAAAGGGTCACGCGATGAACAGCGACGGAAAAACCATCAGAAACCGCCGTTGGCAGAACAAGCAGATCGCCGCCGGTAGATGCGCGATCTGCGCCAGATTGGCCGTGCCGAATCGGACTCGATGCGAGATCTGCGCGGAGAGGAATCGGGAATATCAAAGGCAATATAGAGCAAAGTAAAACAAAAAAGAGATGAAGAATTTAGAGGAATATGACGCCTTTATTGAGGCGAAAACCAAGCACGCAAAGCCGAGCGGATTTGATCCTATGCCAATTACTGCGCCGCTTTTCGATTGGCAAACGCACGTTGTCAGATGGGCTGTGAAGAAAGGTCGCGCCGCGCTTTTCGAGGATTGCGGCCTTGGTAAAACGATCCAGCAACTTGAGTGGGCGCACCAGGTCAGGCAACATACTGGAAAGCCGATCCTGATTCTAACGCCGCTTTCAGTGGCTGCTCAAACAGCACGCGAGGCTGAGCATTTTGGGATCACCGCTCAAGTCGTCGAATCCGGCGATCAGATTTCCGGCGAAGGCATCTGGATCACGAATTACGAGAAGCTCGACAATTTCGATTATGTGGACTTTGGCGGAGTCGTCCTCGATGAGTCGAGCATTCTGAAAAGCTTTACC